CGGATTTTTGAATCTGCCGCGTTAGCCGCTTTCATGCGCCTTTGCTGATATGCTGCGCTGAATTTCTTACGCTGTTCCTCAGTGGCGCCGTTATTCACAAGGATATGTACATCGCCTGTCGATGTAACCGCCCTTAATTCTTTGAGATTGCCCTTTACAAGTCCCGTAACAATATCATTCTGAGAAAAAGTATTATCTGTCGGGTGATTGTGTGTAAAGACAGCACCGTCCATAAGCTTAACATCCTCAGTCCTGCCGGTAACATGATGATCTGTGCCGCCAAAGTCGATTCTCTTTCCGTCAGACGTTATCAGTAAGCCTTTTTCCGTACTGTTCTTATAATTCTCAGCTTCCCAAGAATCAATAGCAGATGCCTTCTCGGTCTGTAATTTCTTAACTGCTGCCGCCTTTTGCTCAAACACCTCCGCGCGGTGGGAATAGGTTCTTTTGTTGTCCGCGTCAAGGCTGTATTCGGCGATCCTGCGGTTTTTCTTTGCTTGGTTTTCGTAGTAGCTTTGGCGCTGTTCGAGCTGTTCGCGGCGCTCCATCTCCGCCTGTTCTTCCTCCGTGACGGGCTGTAATGTCGTGATGCCCTCGTAGTAGGTGGAGGTGCTGTCCTTGCAGTTGGGATGAAACAAGCCGCTCTTAATTGCCTCAGACAGCAACGGATAGGCTTTACCGGATGAAACGTCACGTTTTCCGCCGCTGTACACGTCGTCGATAAACACCCTGCCGATGTAGGGCGTGCAGAGCGGACAGCCGCCGCGTCTGCCGTTGACAACGACGGTCGAAATGCCCCACTGCTGCCGCTTTTGTCCCTCGCCGTAGAGATAGGCGCGCTTGTTGGCGGTGCGGATCGCCATGTGCGCGTAGTCGCTCAGCGTGTGACGGGCGCCGTTTTTGTATTCCACACAGTTCAGCCCTGCGCGGAGCATGTCGCGGCACGCCATGTCCACCGCCTTTTCATAGGTCGCCGCGCCGGTGTTGGCATAGACCTGCGCGTTAAAGATCGCTTTGCGGTACCGGTCGTTACTCATGCGCAGGATAGCCGTTTCCGCGCTTTTGAGGTCGTCTGCGGTCGCTTTGATCAGCGCGTCGAGCTTGCGGTCGTTGAGCTTGAAAAACGTCGCAGCGGGCGCATTTGGCAGCGTTTTGGCATAGCCCTTGAAGCCGCTTTGGATCGCCTGCAAAATGTCCGCCTCCTGTGCGGCGCTGCCGTCCGCTCTTGCCCTGCGCAGCATGTCGGCGCCCTTGCCGTTGAGCTGCGAAAACTTTGCCGTGAACTTCTTCTCGTTCTGCCTGCGGTACTGCTCGAGGCTTTTCAGCTGCACCGCCTGCCACTGGCTCCACAAGTAGCCCTCTTTGTTCTCCTCGGCGCGGTGCCGGGCAAAATTCTTCATCATGCTGTCGATCAGCTCGTTCTCGATCGCCTCAAACGCCGCCGTGATGTCATAATCCGCCATCAGACTGCCACGTCGTCAAGCGCGGAGGTCTCCGGCAAGACGGCAATGCCGTTTTCCTCCTTGATGCGCCGCTCCTCCTCGTCCTTCCATTTCTCGTCCTTGCTGTCGCCGTACATTTCATCCACGGCGGTGCGAATGGACATCACGCCGCCGGTGCGCGCCTTGCTGACGGTTTCCACCTGACTTTCAAAGCTCGGGTTGGCGTACTCGCCGAATTTTGCCTTGATCTCGAGATTGTCGGCAATCGGCTGCTCACCGCGCACGATCATCGCCTGCGCGTTCAGTGCGGCGGCGACCAGCTTGGGCAGCGCCTTGGACAGCAAGCCCACAAGCCGCTGACGGGTGTAGAGCGTCGTCTTTTCCTTTTCGCGCTGCGCCTCGGCGTTGTCGAGCTTCTTGACGTCAATGCCGATGGTAGAGGGCGAAATGACGCCCTGCAAATAGATGTCGAGCGCGGTGATGTAGGCGGCGAGATAGCTGTCGCTCGGTATCTCGGGCGTGTCGGTCTGAATGCCGTTCGCCTTGCCCTCCTGCATGCTGTCGCCGACGACGATAAAGCGGTTGTCAAAGGGATTCGGCGCAATATATTCGCCCGTTTCGGGATCGCGCGGCACAAGGCGGTCGGGGATCATCTGCTTGGTTCTGCCGGCGCGCAGGGCGTCCATCCACTGGCTGAACACCTCGTCAAGCGCGTCGCCTGCGTCGTCCTTGTCGTCGAGCAGCGCGGCGCCGCGTCCTCTGTACTGCGGATGTCTGCCCAGCACCACCGGCACGGCAAACATCACGCGCTTGTCAAAGGCGAGGCTTTCGCCCTTTGACCATGCGGTTTCCTCCAGCGCGTCAAGCGGCACCTCGCCGCCGCTGTCGTTCAGCAGCTTGTACGAAACGGAGCCGTAGGTGTAGACCTCGACAAACTGGAACCGCTTGCCGTTGCGATAATAATCCGTATAGAACTTGACGCCGCGAATGTGTCCGCGCCTGCGCATGAACTGCACGCGCTCGGCAGGGAACCACTCGATGATCACCTTGTCGGACAGCTCCCTGTCGTATGACAGCTTGAACGCGCCGTCGCCGACCGTGCAGACGTCGGCAAGACAGGCTTCGAGCTTGTCCTCCCACTCGTTCGCCTTGGCGATCTCCTCCCATTCGGCGGCAAGACGGCGGTTTTCTGTGGTGATCTCCATACCGTTGAAGTCGTTTGACACGATCGCCGTCAGCATGTCGATCACGATTTTGGCAAGACCGGTGTGCAGCTTGCGAATCTCAAGCCCCCTGGTCATCGGCGCCGCCCAGAACATGGTTTTTTCCACGCCGTCAAGCGAGGAATAGAGCTGACTGAGCTGGCGGCTTTTGCCGCGATACCAAATGCGGTTTTTGGCGCAGTTGGCAAGAAAATCAAGCCCCTCGTCGATAACGATCACATTCTCCGGCGCGGGCGTCAGCTGCAAAAACCGCCGCAGTCCGTCGCGCATTTTATCCGTCATTTTTTGTATCAGCCCCATTTTTGATTTCTCCTATTTTATTCTCATATGGAATAAAGCCGTACTGCACCGCGTTGATGCAGTGGTCGTTTTTGTCCTCGGGCTCGTTGTCCCTGTCCTCTTTCCAGGCGTAGTTCTCCATCTCGCGTATCGTCTCGGCACAGTGAGAGAGAATAATCCAGTGCCCCGACTGCAGCCAGCCTGACATCAGGTTCAGGCGGTCGATGATCCGCATTTTCTTCCACGCGTTGTTGAAGGTATAAAGGCAGGCGTGCCCGCGCTTGTATTTGAGCAGCTCGGTCATGGTCGCCTGATCGGCGCTGTCGATGTAGACATTGCGTGCAAAGCCCCATTCGCGGCGGTTGCGCTCCAAAAAATCAATATAATTCTTCACGTTGTCGCTGACCGCGATCGGCGTCGTCAGACCGGCGTTATTGTAGACCCTTTCGTCGAGCTGGATATGCTTGCCGCTGCTCGTGATCCCCGAAAAGGTCATGGCGATGGTGTCGGGCGATTTTTGGGAATAGGCGGTGTCGAGTCCGGAGGTGAACTGCACAAACCGCTCGCGTCCGCGCTGTTCGGTCAAAAACTGCCTTGCCCATGCCGCTGTGCGGACGTGCGCCTTGTAGTCAAAATGCGGAAACACCAAGCCGCTCGCCCTGCCGCGTTCGCCCTTGATCTTGTTTTTGTAGAGCTTGGTGCCCTTGGGGGCGGACGCCTTTTTCTTTTCAATATCCGCTTCGCTCAGGCTGAGGTTATCGGCGAACGAAAAAAACCAGTAGCGCCAGCCGCTGACCGGTTCCTCGGTCAGCTCCTGCCGGATGGAGAGCGGAATATCGTTCTCGTATTTTTTGTAGGGACGGCTGCGGTTGACGAACTCCCTGTACACCGGCAGGCTCGGATCGTCGGGATTGAGCGTCGCCATCAGGTAGTCGTTTCGGGTGGACATTTCGCGCACGAACTCGATGTCGGCGGTGTTGATCTCGTCGATATAGACACAGCCAAACTGCGCGCCGAGCACCATTTCCCACTTGTCGCGGCTGCCGTAGCC